CATTGGCTTACCTCCATCCCGGACCAGGACGTCTTAGAGACGACCTGGTTCGGACAGGCCTACTGGCTAGAAGCCGGTAGACCTAGATGGCAGACCATGTGTCGATCATCGATCGAACATGATCTGTCCCACGAGGCCGGCGAAAGCGACGACCGCGTGGACCTCGACTTTGAAAATTTCAAACTTGAGGATCCCCTGTACGGATTAGACCATACAACAGGCTATCAGCTGTTGCAGTGGTCAATCGAAGAGGGCCTTCGGAATAAGATTCTCGAAGGCTCCCCGTACTATAGGGAAAACGACAGTCTTCGACTGTCTGGTCGATGGCCGTCAATACGACCATCGACTATTGGCGAACCCGGGGCAAAGTCCCGGGTCGTCACAGTGGCGGAGGACTGGCTGACAGTATTACTTCAGCCATGGTCCCACCACGTGATCGGTATGCTAAGAGCACACCCATCGGCATCATCGGGTCTTACCCGAGGATGGCAACTCTTTGAGTGGGTGAAGCGGCAGGGAAACTCTGCCCCTCCACCTAGAGGCAACCGCTACTACCTTAGTAGCGATTTAACGACTGCAACAGATTTCTGTGTGCATTCGTACTCCAAGTCAATGCTTGGAGGCCTACATCGTGGGTTGGAACGTGCCGGTGACACGTATTTCAACCTATGCGCGGACTTGCTAACAAGCCCGCGCATATACGAAGGTGGGAATGTCGAAGAATACTTCGACAAGCCCACAACCCGGGGCGTCTTAATGGGCGACCCGGGTGCGAAGATAGTCCTGACCCTGCACAATCTTTGTGCAGAGTTGGAAGCCTATCTTCGCTACACCTATTCAATGATAGGTGCCTCAGACGAAGACTTTCTTTACCGTCTGAGTTCCCTGCAAGGAGCTCCACTTAGTAAGTGGAGAGTCTTTGCATGTTCGGGCGATGACCATTTTGGTCAAGGTCCGAGGGAATACCTTACGTGTATTACACGTAACCATGACTTAAACGGAATGTCCGTGTCATGGCCGCAGAACTTCTTAAGTTCGCGTGGTGGTTTCTACTGTGAGGAGATGCTCCTCACGGTAGGGCTGGAAGATGAGCACATCTGGGGGAGGAAAGTTCCTCTCCGGGATGTCGACTATCACCAGCAGCCTCACATCGATTCGATGAAAGTGAGGCTCTTTTCCCCATGTGCTAAGGAGCACGAGGGAAAAGATGAGCCAAACCCTGCCATTGGCAAGGCTCGCCAGATGCATGGCATGCTGGCCTGGCTCGGAGGAGGGTTTGAACTGTTAGTTCCCCTCTTCAGTGCACGCTGGGAGCACCGGATGGAGGCTTTCCTTCCACCCGATCTTGCGTTCCGATACCTTCCAGTAAAACTGTGAGGTATAGAAGCTCCCGCCTACCACCGGTCAAAGACCGATGTAAGGCGTGCGTTTAGGGCCTTACCCGAAACGCATCTCTGGGCCATCAAGCAAGTGCTTGATGGCTCCGCCACGCATATGCTTTCACGCGTTCTCGCAACTTTTGCGAGTAACGCGCGGGCACGTGGTATATCGTCTGATGCCATCGAGGATGAGATCAGACAAACTCTACTCCAGGCGGACCTTGTCCACGGAGTAGACGACCTAGGGCTATTCAAAATGGCCTTAGATCGCGGTCTCATGTCTTTGTTCTTAACAAACGACATCGACCCTGTCCTCGTGTGGAGAAATCTCCGCTACAAGGACAAAGCTGCACTCGCGAAGCGAATGCGGCTTTTGGACGTCCATGAGGCCATTGACCTCATTGGACGACCGTACCTCTTCCGGGATCTTCTGTTCCCGGAAGTTAGCCTCCGACACGGGATAAACCCGTATCGGTCCAGCCAGTACGAAAACGTGGGCTGGAAGGCGAGGCAGGCAAAGTTTTACGAGAATCTCTCGTGGAACTTGCCAAGCTCGGATGTCAGTTTGACTGAGACCGAGCGGTCTTTGCTAGTCGACCAATTAGTCGACTGGGCAGTCGAGAGTAGGCCCCTCGACATCCCTCGGGAAGTATTCTTCTTCCCTGAGAGTGTAGTAGTGCACAAGAAGCTTGCGACACTACGCACTGCCCTCTAACGAGGGCGGACGCTGGTCACCGGGTTTACGAAGCCTGGGCCACAACCGGGTCGGCAGCGTCAGCTGTTGTCCTTTGC